AAAACCATTATAGTCTTCAAAAAAAACATAGTCTGAATTATTTTTTGTATCAGGATGTCTACATTCATCCATCAAATATGATATACATTCAAAAGGACTAATTCCAGGAGGAATAAAACTTGTTATTGATTCTGATTCTACTATAGGATCTTTATTTAAACCAAATAAACTTTTTTGTCCAAGTAAAGAAGCTCCATCTGCTCCTCCTGAAGATTTAAAACCATTAGTAAATGCATCTTGAATAGCATCTGATGTTTTTCTACCACTAAAACTTTTGTCTATACTTCTCATTTCATTAAAAATAGAATATTCACTTATACCATGAATAATGTAGTTCTCTTGTCTTTGAGCTCCTTCTACTCTTTTTCCTACTTTGTATAATTTAAATGATCTTGATATAATTATATCAGAAGTATTTGATCTGTAAGAAATAATTAAGTGTTCATCACCAACTAGTGGTACCCTTTGTGTAAAACCAACTGCATCTGCTATAACTATATCACAACTTGTTGTCAATGTGAATATACTTTCATAGATATTCATAGCACTTACTAATGGAGTTATAGGTGTAAGCTCACCAGAAAAGTTTCTAAAAAAAACTTGGTAATCAATTATTTGTTGTGGGTTTTTTGTTGATTCCGGTTCTGCCATTTTAATTTAAATCACTAAAAATAAGATCAACTTCTCTTACTAATGAAGAAACAAATTGTTTATCTAAAATTTTTATTTTTCTTTTTTCAGTATTTTGTTCAAAATAATAATCATAAGCACTTATTTGTTCTCTATCAGTAGCTGCTAAACTATTATAAGTATTTAAATCAACAACAACAGTTCTCTTAGGAATAATCTTACCATCAAATCTTACTGATTGATTATTAATAATCTTTCTATACTCAAATACAGTTGATTTAGCTTCAGCAGTACTTCCATATAATGTTCTCATATAACTATCAAAACTTTCATCATTTAAAGGCCAATCATAATATGGATCAACTATATCATTTACTAAAAAGATAATCCAATCAAGAGATGGATCATCATAATATTTTGAAGCTATTATATCTGGTCTATCACTGTCCTTCACAACATAATCAAAGTAGATGGCAGTTCTATTTTTAATTATATCTCTTACTTTAAACCTTAATGTAATATTAGTCAACAGTTCAAAGTTTTTATTTTTTTTAAGACTGTAGTTAACTTTTGGAAAGGATCTAAACAAATAAGGCATTACATACCATCCTGTATATCGCTCTTAGTAAGAATTTTAGTTTCAGTGAATGTAAGATCTAATCTAACAGCAGCTGGTGCTTTTTGTGAATTACCAGTTCCTCCTGCATCATAATATAATGGTGTTCCTTCTCCATGATATTCAACATTTATATTTGTTAATACTAAACTTCTTGTTCTAAATAAATAACCATCTTTTTGAAATCTAATACCCATTTGTTCTGGATAATTAAAGAAATGTTCTTTTTCAGTTTTTGAAGGATGAGAATGAAATTTTAATTTATGTATGATCTCATTTATAATTAAACTTTCTCTTTGATTTTTAGGTTTTAAATCAAATGAAAATTGAAAGTTTCTAAAGTTTGGAGCCTCATATAAAACAGCCATATGTGGGTTTCTAGCTATACCAGCAGATGCAGCTGCTCCTTGTACTACCTTACCTAATGAATCTCCAACTATTGCACCAGCTATTCCACCTATCTTTGCTCCAGCTAATCCAGCAATATCATCAGCAGCTCCTAAGCCAAGTGAAGCAAGACCTTCTACACCAACTCTTTTTGATACTTTAGTTAGTGCATCTGTTAGTTCACTTCCAGTGGGTTTATTTCCCGCTGCTAAATCTTTAGCAAGACCAGACACTTCAGTTGCTGCAGCAGCTCCAATTGGTCCAAGTCCTTCTTGTTTATAACCTTGAGCATAAGCTGTTTGTAAAGATGAAGGTAGTGGAAGTTTTATAGTTAATAATTTTTCTCTATTCCTTCTTCTTTGTACACCTAAAGCAGCTTCAAATATTCTTTCTTTAAATATATCAATATTCATATAATTTCCAATAGTCTCAATCTTTTCTGGAAAAGAAATATTTTTAAGACCAGCTGCTTGTTGTAATTCCTTTAAAGGACCAGATAAGTCTAAATTATTTAAATCAATACCAATCCTTGCTCCTACTGTTGAAGCAACATCTTGTATTGACATATCAAGATATCCTGAAGCTGCTATTTTACCTCTAGCATTTTGAACCTCTTCAACAAATGGATTGGATCCATTAAAGTTAAAATCAGGAAATTTTGGAAACGCTACCATTGACTTTTTTTATCCTTTGTTGTATAATTACAAGTATGACCTTCAAAAGCTACAAAGGTTTCTTTAAACCTAAGAACCCATCTAAGTATAAGGGCGATCCTACTAATATTATTTATCGTAGTTCGTGGGAAAAACAGTGTATGATATATTTTGATAATAAAACAGAGATATATCAATGGCAAAGTGAAGAGTTGTTTATACCATATAAACACCCTATTACTGGTAAGTATCATAGATATTATCCAGATTTTAAGATTTGGAGTAAAACAAAAGATGGTAAAGAAGAAGTATCTATTATAGAGGTTAAACCATTTAATCAAACACAAGAACCAAAAGTACAAACAAGAAAGACTAGAAAGTATATCAATGAAGTTAAAACTTATGCAATAAATACTTATAAATGGAAGTTTGCTAAACAATATTGTGAAGATAGAGATTGGCGATTTATTTTAATCACAGAAAAAGAATTAGGAATTAAAAGTTGGTAGCTTATATATTTAATCAGATGCTAGATGAAGGTGTCAAGGCTGGAAAGGTTCCTGCTTTAACTAGAACTTCAAGAAATTGGTTTAGGGATCTTGCTAGAAATAAAAGATCAGTAACTCCTCAAAAAATTATTTCAACTGCTCCAAAAGCTCAAATGACAAGATTTCCTCAAATAGGTTTTATGTATCATTTTTTTTATAATCCTAAGACAAAAGATAAGTTACCATATTATGATACCTTTCCATTAATCTTTCCATTACAAAATGTATTTAATAGAAAAAGAGCTACTAGTGGTGGTAAGTTTTATGGAATTAATTTACATTATCTTCATCCAAGATTAAGAGCAAGATTAATGGATGCATTATATACTGTAACTACTGATCGTAATTATGATGAAGAGACTAGAATAAAAGCTGGGTTTAAACTACTAAATAGGGCTAGCAAGTTTAGATTTTTTAAACCATGTGTTAAGAGTTATTTAATGACTAATGTAAGAGGTAGACTTGTTAAGATTAATGCTAACGCTTGGGACTTAGCTTTATTCTTACCAACAGAGAGATTTAGAAAGGCAACTAAACAAAAAGTGTTTAGAGAGAGTAGGAAACAGATCGGTGTTTAATATAGAAAACTTTGCAGCTTCGATTGGAAGAACTGGTGTAGCCAAGGCTTCACATTTTATGTTTATAATTAATGTCCCATCAGTTCAAAATAAACCTAGTCTTGAGGAAAATTTAATTGGAAGAACATTTATTAGTGAAGTTCAAAAACTTGGAACTACTTGGGAGACATATGGTACTACTCATATAGCATTTAGATGTGATAGAGTTAGTATGCCTGGTAGAATTGTAATTAGTTCTCCATATAAAGAGGGCAACTATGGACTACTTAGAGAGTATCCTACTAATGTTGTTTACCAACCAGTAGATGCATCTATTATACTTTCTAAAAACTTACAAGAAAAAGTATTTTTTGAATTATGGCAAGATCTTATAGTTGGTCATCATAGAACTCAAGGAGATGATTTTGATAGTGCTCAACATACTAAAGATTTAAATTATCTTTCTAATTATACTACTAGCTGTACTATCATGCAATTTGAAGAACTACCTAGATCAGAAACAAGTGGATCTGGTGGGGATCCAACTGGATTAAATCCAATATATTCACAAGAATTAATTGAATGTTATCCTAGAACTATTCAAGATATGCAAGCAGATTGGGGTTCTCAAGAAATACAAAGATTAAATGTTGTGTTTGATTACAAATATTATAAAGATAAAATCCATTATGAAGTTGATAAAAGATTTGCTACAGATGGAAGAAGAAGATTTGGAAGATCAACTGTTAGAACTGGTATAGAGCAAGGAGCTGCTGTATTAGCTGGTCAAGTAGCAGCAAGATCTGGTTTAACACAAAGACAACAAGCATTTTTAACTGGAGCTACTACAGCTGCTATAAATATATTTAAAGTTGGTGGTAATTTAGCAGGTGGTGGTGGAGCAGTTAGTAGAACCACCTCCACCTCTGTCAGAGATGCTATTAACAGAAACAGGGTTGACGTTTTTACAGTTTAAACATATATATAATAGTAGGATTTTATTATGGCTTTACCGAATATAGTAACACCTGAATTTGAAACTAAGTTACCTTCAAATAATCAGACAATCAAATTTAGACCTTTTTTAGTTAAAGAAGAAAAAGTACTTCTTATGGCTGGAGAGGGAAAAGATCAAAAAGAAATTTTAGCAACAGTTGTTAACATACTTCAAAACTGTATAATTACATCTGGAGTTAATGTGTTAACTTTACCATTGTTTGATATTGAGTGGTTATTTTTACAATTGAGAGCAAAGAGTGTTGGTGAAGTTATTGAATTAAGAATGAGACATGTTCAAGATCCAGAATGTAAGGGTGAAACTGATATACAAGTTAATGTTGAAGATATTCAAGTAACTAGACATAAAGATCATAATACAGTAATAAATTTAGATAGTAACATTGGTATTACTATGAAATATCCTTCATTATCTGAAGTTGGAAATAATTTAGAAGATGTAACAACTGAACAAACATTTGCAATTATTGAAAAATGTGTTAAGAATGTATTTGATAAAGATAAAGTTTATAATGACTTTACACCTAATGAATTAAAAGAGTTTATAGGTAAGTTAGATCAAAAACAATTCAAACAAATAATTGGTTTTTTTAATACTTTTCCCAAACTCGAACACAAGGTCAAATATAAATGTGCCAAGTGTGGTAAAGAAGTTGAATATACATTAACAGGGTTGATGGATTTTTTTTTATAAGCATGTCCCACGACACGCTAAAAAACTATTATACAACTAACTTTGCACTGATACAACACCATAAATATTCATTAGAAGAGCTTGAAAATATGATTCGCTTTGAAAGAGACATTTATATTTCATTATTAGCAGAACATATTGAAAAAGAAAATGAAAAAGTAAGGCAACAAAATGCCAAAAGTCAAATGAGGAAGCATGGATAAAAATAAATTTGATTGGTTAATAGATTTAGCAAAAGCGGTTGATTCTTGGAGAATCTTCCCTAGAATATTCATAACAGTATACATTGTATTATTATATGAAGTAGTACATTGGTTTATGGGTTTGAGTGATCCAAATACTCAACAAGCTGGATTAGTAAGTATTGTTGTAGGTGCAGGTGCTGCATGGTTTGGATTGTATACTGGATCAAGTAAAAAGTTTGATAAAAAATGAGTATAGGAGAGTTACAAGTTCAAACTTCAGGTCCACCAGTTGGATTAAACACTTTAAGTGGAGAAGATAAAGGATCAATTTTAATGAAAGCATTAACAGATGCTTTTATGAATGCTATTTCTCCATTACAAAATTCTTTACAACAAATGGTCGGATTGCTTCAAGGAATACTTGATGTAAATGTTGAACATCTTAATATTGTTAAAGGTCAGATAGAAGGAAATGAAGCACGAGCAGCTGAGGCTGCTGCAGAAGGAGCTAGATCAGCTAGTACAAGTGCTGCTGGTTTACCTGAAGATGAAGGGTTGGATTTTTCTAAAATTGATACTGGTGGTTTAGGTGGTCTTTTGAAAGCTGCTTTGTTAGGATTTGGATTGTACTTTCAAGATACAATTCAAGGAATAATTCGATCAGTTAAACTTCCAGCTATATTTAGAACATTAAATAAAGCATTAAGATTTTTTACTCTAGGTTTTGTAAATTTAGGTAAAACTTTGAAAGGTTTTGGATCAAGAATTTTTGCTCCTGTAAGTAACTTTTTTAAAAAAATTAAAGACTTTTTTAATAAGTTTCCATTACTTACTAAAGCATTAAAAGTAGCTCTTAAATTTATAGCAATACCTATTACAGTATTGTTTGGGATAGTAGATTCTGTTAAAGGATTTATAGAAGGATATAAAGATCAAGGTATTTTAGATGGATTATTTACTGCAATAGGAAATGTACTTGGAGGTTTGTTTGGATCAGTATTAGACTTATTAAAAGATATAGTTGCTTTTATCTTGGATAAACTTGGTTTTAAAAATGTAGCTGAAGCTATGAAAGATTTTAGTTTTAAAGACTTAATTAAAAATGCTTTTGGAGGTATTGTTAATTTCTTTCAAGCCTTACCTGAAATAATAAATTCAGCCATAAGATCTTTGGGACCAGCAGGAGACTTTCTAGCTGATAAATTAGGACTAGGTACTACTGAGCAAAAAAGAGAAGCTATTACTGGTGAAAGAGGTCAAGCTGATTTGAGAGAAGAAGCTATCAAACAAATGACAAAAGAAGGCACTGTTGAAGCAGAAGGAAGTATTTTAGGATTTACAAATAAAAAAGAATATGAAGATTTAACACCTGATGAAAAAAGAAATGTCGATCTTAGAGTTGAAGAGTTAACTAGAAAAAAATTAGAAGCTGAAGGATTAACTGAAACTGAAAAGGCAGTAGTTCCTACTGAAAGAAGTGTTCCAGGCGAAACATCTACAGAACAAGTAAAAGAACTAATTAAACAAGGTGTAATACCTCCTAGTGGAGAACTTGCAGTAGAAAAAGAAATAGTTGATGGAAAAGTTGCAACAGTATCCGCTAAAGGTGATGTTGTAATTCCAGAAAAAAAATTAGGTGATTTACTTAACCAAGAAGGAGCTCAAAACATGGCTCCAGTAGTTGCTCCAACAATTAATAAAGGTGGTGATAATAACAGCACTACTAATATTACTAATGTTAATGGAGGATCCGGTGGTGGAGGAGACTTCTCCATGCACAACCAAGATCCTTCATCATTCAGATTACAATCTGCTCAAGCTGAGCTTTAATCCTCATCAGCTAACTTCTGAAAGAAGTCTAAGTTATCATCATCATCCGCTTTAGGTGGAGGAGATGATTTACCAGCACTTGGTGCTGGAGCTGTTTCTAATTGAGTTTGTTCAGCTGTAGAAGAAGGCTGGCTGCCCCCGGATAAAGCTAACACCTTATCTAGCTTTTGTTTAAGTTCGTCATACGTCTTAAACTTAGATGGATCAATAAATTCATTTAATTTATATTCACTATTCCATATACCTTCCATTTTACTATCATCATCAAGTAATGGACCTGGTTCACCAAACTCACTCTTGTCATAGTTTCTATAACCATCAAGATTACGAATCTTTAACATAAAGTTAGCACCTTCCCATAAATCAAATGGGTTCAAAGGTTTCTCATCTTCAAACTGAGGATTCATAGCTTCATTAAGTTTATCAAAGATCTTTTTACCAAATCTATATAACTTAACTTGACCTTCATTTTCAGGATGTAGTTGATCCTTAACAATATAAACATTAGCAATATAAAGTAATCTTCTCTTTTGTTTACGAGCTTGTTCTTTACCAGCATCATCACCTCTATTCCATAATGTACTATTATATTCAGATACAGGATCCTTTTTATTTAATGTTGTTAAAGAGTTCTCAATATACCATCCACCTGGACCTTGAAATCCATGATTGAATAATCTAACCCAAGGAATATCTTCTCCTTGTGGTGCTGGTAAGAATCTTACAATAGCATAACCGTTTCCAGCTTTGTCAACTTCTGGTTGCCAAAACCTTGTATCAGCTCCGCCTTTATTACCTTCGTTATTTGTTAATTTATTTGTCTCTTGCAGAAGTGCATCAAGACTTGTTTTACCTGAGCGCTTAAGCTCAGCAAATGATTGTGACATTGTATCTCCTTGTATTGCAATGTATTATTATTGTCCACAAAATGCATAATATAAAAACTTAGTATATCTTATTTAGCTGTTTCAGTCAACAGTCTTTTATTTTCATTTACAGCAGTTTGGAGCTCGTTAATAATCCTTTTTTGTTTCTTAACTAAAGCTCTTAACTCCTGCAACTCGCCTACATAGGCTTCAACTTCATTATTCATTGATCATTTTTCCTTTTTTTATGTATTTAGCCTGTTCAGCTGGTGGTAATGGAATCAATCCTTTTGAGATTAAATAACCATCTTCACCAGTAGCTCTTTTTGATGTGAATTCCATTACATACTCTTTTATTCCCGGTACCACAGCAGCATGAACATTCTTTACATAAAACCATAATGATCTTGAAACTGGATATGTACCATTACTAATTAATTCAAATTCTGGTAATACACCATTAATAGTTGATGCTTTTACTTTATCTCTGTTTTCATCTAAAAATGAATAACCAAATATACCTAGTGAGTTAGGATTTGTTAGTAATTTTTCAATTATTAAATTATCATTTTCACCAGCTTCTATATAAGGACCATCTGTTCTTATTGAACGACACTCAGCTTTATATAATTTTTTATTGTCTTCTTTAAGTTTTTTTCTATCTGGATAACTTTTACAACCTTTTTCAATAGCAAGTTCATTAAGTGCATCTCTAGTACCTGATGTTGGTGGAGGACCATAAACAAGTATAGGCAAATCTGGGTAAGTAGGATTTATCTCATTCCATTTTTTATATGGATTTGGTTTTACAGTTTTACCAGTTGGATCCGCTGGTACATCTTTTGCTAGTGCAAGATATAAATCTCTTGTTGATAGATGAAAGTTAACACCTTTTTTAGAATTTGCAACAACAATACCATCATAGCCTATTTTTATTTCTGTAATATCTTCTATACCATTTTTTTTACAGTTATCTACTTCTGTTTGTTTTATTCTTCTTGAAGCGTTTGTAATATCAGGATGTTGTGTACCCATACCTGCACAGAATAATTTTAATCCTCCACCTGATCCTGTTGACTCTATAACAGGAGTTTTAAAACCACTTGTTTTACCAAATCGTTCTGCTACTACTGTTGCAAAAGGATATACAGTTGAACTACCAACTACCTTAATTTGATCTCTTGCAAACAACGATCCTGCAAAGAGCAATGTACATAAAAATAATATCTTTTTCATTTTACCTCCTATAATTTATATCCAAAAATCAAATGGTCATAAAAACTTCATAATTCTTTTATTATAAAAATACTTTTCTTAATATTTCTTTACCTTTTTTAGGATCAAAGTTAACAAAAGGACGATACTTATCCATTCGTTTTTTAAACTCTATCCAAACAGGATCTGTTAATACTTTGTTCCATTTCTTTGTATAATTTAAAACAGTATCAATTATAACCATTGATTCTACATAGATATCATTTCGTAGAACACATTGTAAAAGAATAGGATGTCCATTCTCCATAACAAAAAGACTTTGAAAATTAAGTTTTCTTTCATCATAGTAATCTTTTAAAAAAATAAGATCCTGCTCAAAAACATAACTCATACTATCTTGTCTTTTCTTCCAATTATTATATACTTCTTCAGCCTTCATTGTTAATACATTACCAACCCAGAAGTCTTCACCATCTGCAAAATTAGAAACAAATAATTCTTTTATTTGCTCAGGTGAATATTTTCTTTCTAGTTTAGTAAAAAAGAATTTATCTCTTCTCTTCAAAAAGCTATCAGTTTTTGCACTGACCTTTCCTTTATATTTGAAGTAATCGTAACTTGTAGTAAAGTGATTCTTTACTGCTAGATAAGTTTTGTATGCATCAAATCCTTCGTATATATTATTCATTGGGCTTGATAAGTTTCAATTCAGTTGCCTCTACTTTTAACTGAGCCTTAATCTTTTGATTAACTAACTTAGCAGCAGATTCAACTTCTAAATTATTTTTCTGACAATAATCCATTATTGCATCCAAATATGTTATTTCTTTTGTTTCTACTATTTCTATAATTATCTTACTAAATTTAGAAGTAGTTAATACATTTATCATTTGTTCATTTTCCCTACGCTTTTTCTTTGAATATCTTCAGATAAAAGCTCGGGCCAATAAATCTCAAATGCTATTGTGTCTTTATTTGCTTTGAACAAATGATACTCTCCTGGTTTAACAGACATAAAGTCTCCTTTGACTAATACTGTTTTATCAACTAAATCATAATCATTTTTAAATACATGGATTTCCAGTTCACCTTCTTCAATAAAAAATCCATTCCATTTGTGTGAATGTTTATGTGTACTACATTCGCCACCTTTATTAACTTCAATTCTGTGAAACTCTACCACAGGATTCTGTAGTAGAGCTTCGGTTACCCCCCATACTTTACCAGCCTTCAAATTTATTTCCTTTCTGTATAAAAGATGTGGTCTTCATGTTTAACTGTATACAACTTTTCTTTAGCCCAATAAGGCTTAACATAAGTTGCATGATACCACAAAGCACCATCTGTTACATCATACATATCATACCCTGATAATACTTGATGGGCAACAGCTAATGCTAATTCGTAAGCATCTTGGTCTCTAATGATATCAGCTTTACCATCACAGTACCAACTAAATTGACATCTATCTTTTAATGGTACTTCTTTATTAAGTTTCTCTTTATACCATTTACTAAGTTGTGCCTCATACACAACTCCGCAAACTGTATTTGGGAAATCATCATGTTGTACTCTATTCATAACAACCTGACTTACAGCTATCTGAGCTAGAATAGATTGGTTTCTAGCTTCAAAATAAGCATTCTTTGCTAAACAGACTATACTTTCTATATCTTTTTTAGCAGTTGTATCTCCTGAGTAAAATTCATTCATTACTCTAAGACGTGTTTCTAATGGAACACCAGGCTTTCCAAGTTCATCTGTAGTACTTAATAATCTTGGCATTCCTTCGTCTAATTTCTCTTTTACCTCATCTGGAGCTTCCAAAGTAGCTATTGAATAAACAATGTAAATAAATCCTGCTATCAAAAACCACGTTGGGATTCTAAAGTTTGGTAATCTCATAAAACCTCCTTCTTAGACGTTAAATATAAATTATAATGGAATAGTTTAAATAAGTCAACTAACTTTAAAGATTGAAAACGTAATAATATTTATGATATCTATTCTTTGCAGCCACACTTTACTTCATAATCTTTAATCGCAGCTTTGATAGCGTCTTCTGCAAGAACAGAACAATGGATCTTAACTGGTGGTAACGCCAAAGTTGTTGCAATGTCAGTATTCTTAATTCCTCGTGCTTCATTTGTCGGTTTTCCTTTTACCATTTCAGTTATTAATGAACTGGATGCAATTGCTGAACCGCATCCAAAAGTTTTAAATTTAGCATCAGTAATAGTATTAGTTTCTGGATCTACTTTGATTTGTAACTTCATTACATCACCACAAGCAGGTGCTCCTACCAAACCAGTACCTACATTAGGATCATCTTTATCCATGGATCCAACATTTCTTGGATTCTCATAATGATCTATTAATTGTTTACTATATGCCATACTTTTATTTATATAAGTTTAAGTTGTTCCGTTATTCTATTAACATAATCATCTCTAACCATATCACCTTCATGTACAAATAACATACAAGAACAGTAAGCACAGTTTCTTCCTTGCAGAAGATAATCTAATATTATATGTTTATAATCCTTAATTTTATCATTATATTTAATTAACGGAATAGTATCAATATTGTTTCTATCTAATAATTCAACAGAGTTATATATAAAATCTGTTGTATCTTTATGTGTCAAGTTATTAATTTTTAAAAACTCAGCATATTTATTTCTATCTCTATTATATAAACTAAACAGTAATGAATATACTGTACCTAATTGATGTTTCAATTCATCAGATTCAAATAGATCTGCTGTATCACTTATTAACCCATCAGGAGTAACATCACTAATAGCTGCTTTGTCCCATAAGAAGTTCCATTCACTATCTAACATATATTCTAATAA